AGGAGTGCGCCTCGTACCAGTCATAAGCCTGCTTTGAGAACGGACGGATGAGTAACGCTGCAAAGTAGATGTCGAGCGTCTTGCGTTTCGGATCGAGCCGTAGAACAATCTGTGCGTCCCATGCTCCGAAGTCAGGATTGCCGATCATCCACTGCACTTTGTTCATGTGGTCAAGGTCAATGCATAGCTGAGATTTTTGAATTCTCCATTCGAGCTCGGAGCGCATCCCATAAGTCGGCAGCTTGAACGTCGTTGCCTTTGGTTTCCACACTCGGACGGTCGTGCCGTCCATTTCAGTCTCATACACCTTCCTGTAATGTTCCAGGATGATGTCTTTCAATTTCAAATCTTTCATCTTTTTATGAATGTTTTGAAGGTTGATTGTTTTGTGCTGACCATAAGCAGCAGCACTTCTGCTATATTATGAACATTTGTTCGTTATCGGTTTACTTTCATCATTATTCCTGTTTTTTTCGTGGATATATGTTTTAGTTTGCTGTTGCACTTCTTATGCCTTGCGGTGATCGTCCAGATGCACAACCTTGCACAGACTCTGAACCTGAAGTCGTGACCGTCCGCTTATCCGTTTAATCCGTTGTTATGGTCTGTTCTTTATGTCCTCCGGCCTTAATCCTTTCAGCCAACTCCATAGATTGATGCGATTGTGTTCGCGCCATTCATCCTTTTCGGCGTTGAATGAATCATCCAGGCACCACTGCAACCATTCGCGCACCGCATCGCCTACCTTCTCCTCAGAGCCGTACTTCTCAATCCACTTGTCGAGGTGATCCACGATGATTTGCATTTCTTCGAGGTTCAGAAACTCCACGTCGCCAAAGCAGCAGCACGACACACTTATGTCTTCCGCTACCCAGTACTCAACGCTCATTTCCAATATGCCAGCCACACGCTCAGCATATTCCTTCGCCACCGCCCACAAGCGGTCCTTCAGTGTTTGTTTGTTCTCGCCCATTTTGAATTTATAAATTTTGAATTACTTTCTGTTTAGTATCGGTTGATTTGTCCGAAGCGACTTCCTGTTATTGAATTCCTGGATGAGTACATCTGCAGCATCCACGCCACGCTCGAAGGCTTCGCGGTGCTTGGAGAACTCTTCGAGCTGAAGCCCGGACATCATGTCGTAGGTAATGAAGGTTTTCGTCACGAAGATGTCGCCATTCTGCTTCCCAAGAAAAGCACCGTCCTTCGTAGATAAAGAGTAGAGCATGTCGCCCTTGTAGCGCACACATCGCGCACCGAGACGCTGGTCGCGACTGAATGCGTTGTTGAAACTCCTTACCAACATCTTCTTGATGAGTTCATCGCCCGTCTCGGTGAACTTCATGCGCTCGCCGTAGCGTTTAATTGCGTGCGGAAGGCAAACGACCTTTGCCATCTTGACATTCTCGTGCGACTTACACATGAACACCTCCTTGCCCGCTGGCGTGTGTCTCGTTGTTGAAACACTGTAGTAGCAGTAATCTGCATTTCGCTTCATCAAGAAGACGATGATAACATATCTGATACGTCGTGGTGAAGTGTATTTCCCAATAAGCGACATAGGGAAGTCATTTCTGTCATGCTTCAGTGCGTAACGTCGCATCATCTTCTCCTGTCTGGTTAAAAACCGCTCCAGGTTCGGCAAGTCGCGGTCAATCTCAGCGAACACCTCCGCATAGGTCATAGTTTCTACTAACATAATTTTCAACTTTCACTTTTCAATTTATGTCACTCTGCTGGGTGCTCGGTGCTTTCAACTTGGTTATAGACTATGAAAGCATCGCACAATGCCTGAACGACATCCACCTTGCAAGCGTCGCTGCCGTTGCGTTTGATTGGTTTCTTATTTTCCATGCGGGTGTCCTTGTCGAGAACGCAGCACCCGAAGCAGTAAGGCCAAAGCGGTGACATCGAGAAGCTGAGCGGCGAGCGTGAAGCCTTCACGAAGAAGTTTATTTGTTCGACTGGCTGATTGAATGCAGCGTTGGTCTGGGGCACCGGCACGATGTGTTGCGCAGGGTTTGCACCAAGCTCATACATCCAAGCCTTTAGCAGGTTGATTGGGTCAGGACTCTTGTATTGGTCGTAACCAAACCGCATGAAGTTCACACCTGTACGGACAATCTTCATCTTCACATTGTCCCAGCCCGCCAAGTCCATGATGCGCCGAATGGGAATGCTCGGCTCTATCACTTCACCTGGGCAGACATGAAGCCACCCGTCGGCTATCCATTTCTCATAAAGTGGTCGGATGCTCACCTCTTCGAGTGTTTTCTGAGTTATCCACGCATCGCAATCGGCAAAGAACTCGCCTGTGTGAAGATTGATGCAGAGGTAAGTGTGCGCCCATAGGTCATCGCCCATCGAGAAGTCTAAGCCTCCGAAAACCACCCAGCCCTTGTCAGCTGTGCAATCATCCACACGAAGCTCGCGTTGCATCTCGCGTATTCGGTCAGGCTTAATCCATTCCTCAGTATGTCCTGACTGATAAACATTGAAGAGCTTCGCCATAAGTTCCGGCATCTTCGTAGAGTCGACAGCTGCTTCTGCTATCCAAGCATCGTAGCTGCTGTGCTGTACGATTATACCGAGCATCGGGTTCACTTTCTTTCTTACGGACGGCTTGATGATGATGATATGCTCGTCGCGCTCCCACTGGTCAGGCTCAAGGCAGAGACACAAGCGGCGGTCATCCTCGAAGGACGTGTCACCTGTCAACTCGCGCTCCAGTAGTCGGTGCAAGGCATCGAGCTTTTCCACGAATGGCCCTGCGCTGATTGTGCCGGCTGTGGTCGTGACGAAGGTCATTGGCTCGCGGCGCGGTCCCATAGAAGACTGAATGACGTTCACGAGGGAAAGCATGTCGCTCTTGCCGTTGGTATAAGGTGCAGAGCCGTACTCGTCGGCGCAACAGAGCTGTGCAAACATACCATCCTTCGTTTTGCCACCGGCACTGAGCGGTCGGAGGCTGCTGTCGTGAACGGCCTTGTAAGCCTGTCGCCAGTCGGTGACGGTCTGCGTTGAGCGGATGCGGTTGCCGTCGTCCATCTGTGCGATTAGTCCGCGTGTACGGCTGTAGAGCAGTTTCGCCTGGTCGCTGCTGTTTGCGCAGCAGTATATTTCGCCGTTCTTGTCCTCAAAGAAAAAGAACACGAACTGAATGTATGCGGCGAGTCCCGTCTTGTCAGTCTTACGAGGCCCGAAGTAGGTGAAGTCGGTACAGACGCGGCGATAGTCCCAGATGTAGCCGTCGCGGACACGCTCTGTCGGAAGCAGTTCCGCCTTGTCCATCGCGCTTACCTTAGTATCTACCCAATCATAAAATCCGAACACGGATGCAAGCACGAACACCTGAAAGGGTTGCCAGCGATATACTTGTGCTCCGCTTGTGCCCGGACATTTCAGTCCGCCGCTAATGTGCTGCCAGCGTCCTTGCTTATCCTGTTGCCACTCGCCTTCGCGCAGTCGGATGACCGTTTGCACCTTGCGGCGATTGAAGCGGTAGGTGTCGAGCATACGCAGAAACTTGGCAGCTCCGAGCAATTCATAGACGTTGTGCTGGTCGTTTGCGTCGTCGGGATCGGCGGAAGAATTGGCGCAGAGGTCGGCAAAGTAGTACAGCAGTCTGTCGTCTATCTCTGCCAACATCTTCTCCTTGCCGTCGAGCCTGTCTTTCAGCAGGTCGATGGCCGCTTGTTTTTGTTCTTGATGTTCGGTCATTGTTCAATGTCTGGTATGTCGTTCATTTCGTTTCGGGCTGCTGTGAGCATGTTGCTCAGTCCGTCCTTCTCTGTGTCAACGCCCTTCTTCGTGTCCTCCTTCACCTTGCTTGGGGTGGTGGAGTAGTTCAGGCCAAGTGCCTCGAATTGCATCAGCAGCGTGCGCTGTAGTTTGTCGTAATGAGGTAGCAGGGGCGACACCTCATTCTTCATCTGTCCCATCGAGCCAGGCACGAGTTGTATGAGACTTGTGTCAAGCAATTCGTCGTGAACCTTGTCAAGCATGACCTCATTCATCGCCGTTGTGCGTATCTGTGGAGTGAGCCATGCCTCGCACTCAGCACCCGTGCGTGTCTCAATCATCTTGCGAAGTTCTTTCTCGTATCCTTGCGATGTCTTTTTCTTTGCCATTACTTCTTGAATTTAATAATGAGTTGATTCCGTTGCTCGAATGGTAGTCGGTAGTTCAGATAGTTGGCATAACTGATTCCGAACCGTCGCCCTGGCAGCAGCATCCAAGCATCCCAGCGTGTATCGCAAGGACGGTGAAGTTTTCGGTTCTTCGCCTTGTATGCCTGAGCACTTGAATGTATGCCCTTCGATGTCAGAGCCTCGCCGAGCACGCCAAGGCAGACGAAACTCTGTCGGGCACCCTCTTGTCGTTGCTCCTTCGGTATGAGTCCGCACAATGGGCAGGCAGCGCAGCAGTCGGGCTGTTCCGCTGGCAGCTTCATTGGGACGATTGCTTGTCTTGGCATGTTCCTAAATTTTATTTTTAATTATTATGCGTTTCTGTTATATATCCCGTTTCCGATTATATACCCCGATTCCGTTATCTTGATAACTTAAGTTAAGGCATGGGAAAAATGAGAATTTCAAAATTTCCCGCGTCAAGAGAAAGTTTGGCAAGTGGATTTCGGAATCAAAGTCGATTTTTAGAAAAACGACCCGCGCGGGGTTCAGTTGGTCGGCCATTTTCCTTCTTGGTTCAGTATGCACTCATGCTCTTTGATGGCTTGCATGATGGCGTCGTGGCTATACCTTGACACCGACAACCCGAACTTGGCAGCGATGGCAGTCAGTGATTGGTATTCATCCCATTTCATCTTGGTAGCTACCGCTACCTTCGGCGTTGGTTTGCGCTTGCGCTCCATAGGTTCTATTGGCACCCGTTTCCCGAACAGGTCCCTCATATATTTCCGTTTGTATGCCATTGTCTTCTATTTTATAGTTCGGGTCGTTTCGTTGTAAGAATCCGAATCGCTTCATCACCTTGTCTTGCCATCGCTCAAGTCGCTCGTTGGCTCTCTGCTGGACGGCCTCGCGGGTGTGGTAGCCGGCATCGTTGTGTATGTCGGCGTGACACTGGTCGCAGAGGCTTTGGAGTCCGGCAAGCCCGCAGTCAATGGCGAGGCATTTCATGTCTTGTAGCGTGTGAGCCGTCTCGATGGGGACGATATGATGAACGACGTGTGCGCTCACATATCTTCCCTGACTCAAGCATCGCTCGCAGAGCGGCTGACTTCTGAGCTTGGCAATGCGTAGTTCCTGCCATTCGCGCGAGTTGTAGATTGTCGCCTTGTCCCTTGCTTGCTTCGCGTTGGCGCATCGCCAGGGCAGTCGCTTCTTATCGTTCATGGTTCGTCAGGATATATCTTGTACAATTCTCTTCCTTCATTTGTCACATGATAGACATCCCAGCCTCGTTCGTCGCACAGTTGCACGAGTGCAAATGCTACGAGTTGTTTACGGTCTCGCTGTCTGTCTATTGGATGAAGCAACGGCCATTCCCTTAACTCCTTCAGCCATTCGCGCACAGCTTTCTCGGCATAGTCTTCCTCCGGCCAAAGGTCTGGCCAGTGCTTCAGCGTGCATGATGTCTGTCCGTAGTGCTGGTAGTCCTCATAGTTCGGAAGACGAAATGCTGAAATAAAGTTGCTCATAGTCGCTCGTATGATTCTATCATTTTGTAGTCGTCACATATACCGCTCTGTTCCACTTCCCGATTGCCATGAAGTCGGCAGATGCGAACACCTTGCCTCATTCTCTCTTTGCCTTCCTCGGGCATGTCAGTATAGTCTTTGTACTTACACGAAGCACAACAACGCTTGACGATAGATTGCTCTCTCGGTTCCTTGCGCAGTCCGTATTGACACTCTGGACATATCTTATATAGTCGCCTTGCTTCGCTTATGATGTGTCCTTTCTTGCTGCGCTCCTCTGGCAAGGTAACATGATATGCTGCCTCGCCGAGCTTGACAAGACGGAAAAGCGCAATTTCCTGTATATCTAATTTGCTTCTCATATTATATCTTCTTTGAATAGTGTGTCTTGTGTCGCTTCGTATGGCCGCTTGTATGGCTGCCCTTCGTGTGGTTTCTGTCCGAAGTCGCCACGATCTGCGTCCTCGAAGTCCCGCATCAGTTCCTTCTTGTCTTCCTCTCGCTCCAGCTCGCCAACAATGTCGATGAGCAGTTCCAGAATGCTCGTGCATTCACGGCACACGGCAATGAAGCGGAGCCGTCGGTATAGGCTGGGAAATGTGAGGCACATGAAGCGTTCCAATATCTGTTGGACGTTGAATGTTTGCGTCCACTTGTCCATGAGTGGCCGCTCAACGTGAACCACGCGCACACCTTTCTTTGCCTTGTCCTTGGTGAAGTCGCTCAGGTAGTAGGTTGCTTCGCTGATTTCCGGCTTCGTGTTCGGGTCGCAGAGGTTAAAGTTTTTCTCCCACCCAATCATGCCCTCGAACATGTTCATGGCCTTCTCCATGTCCGGCGTTCGGTTGTGCTTGTCATCCATGTAGCGTATGATGGTGTCGCAGAAGTTCTGTATCATCTGGTAGATGTTCAAGCCCTTTCGCTTCAATATCCGCATGATGCGTCCGTATGACCAGGTGCTTATCTTGCCAGCCACGCTGACGAAATTGCCTTCATCCTTTTGCATGATTGTTTTCTTTTAAGAGTCTCAATACTATGTCAGCCACGTCTGCCTTCGGCCCGTCCTCGGGCTTCCAGTAGGTGTCTATGAATTCCGTGTTGAAGCCGAGCTTGTCGTACTTCAGTTCCGTGGCTTTCTCGCGCCACGCCTTTATGCCGTCCTTGTCCGGGAAGAGCTGGATGCGTCGGCCCAAGTCCATGAGCGGCTTCAACTTCTCGCGCGATATGTTGCTCAGCCCTCCGCAAGCCATCCATATATTCTCGTATCGGTTGCCGTAGGCGATGTCCATGATGAGTGCCGTCTTCTCACTCTCCACGATGTTGATGGTGGCGTTTTGCCATTCATTCAAGAGGTGTTGCCCGAAGAGGCACTGATATACGTCTTGCTTGTCGGGGTTGTAGATGTTCGGGAATGGGTATGGTGGCTCATAGGTCATTTCCTTCTTTTCTTTATCCCAATGGCGTGCAAGTATGGCATGAACCCAGTCTTGCGTCCATTGCGCTTCGTCCTTCTTCATTCGGTGCCCGTCGCATCTGTACTTCATCATCTTGCCCGTGCGGACGCGCTGCTTGTCGTCTATCTGCCAGAAGATGGTGAAGTCGTGCTTTCCTCCTATTGTTGTATGGCCGACAAGGTAGTCGTCGAGCGTCTGCTTGATGCGGTCGCGTTGCACGCCGTTCCAGGGCAGAGAGTACAGCCAAAGTGCGAATGTGTCATGTTCGAGGTTCCGTCGCCTCAATACGATGTTGATGGGCAGTATGAGCATCGGCAACTGTTCAGGCTCTTTCCTGACGGGTGGAGTGTAGTCAACGGGCACGTCGTCAACTGGTATGCCGTAATGCTTTCCGAGCCAACGGATGGCACCTATGAAGTCCATCTTGCAATGCTCCTCAAGGAACTTGATGCTGTCGCCCTTCTCCAAGCATGAAAAGCACTTGTAACTGTTGCCTTTGGGATAGACTATGAAGCTGCCAATTTTGTGGTCGTCGTGGAACGGACAAAGGCCGAGGTATCGCGGTCCTTTCTTCTTCAGTTGCACGAACTCGCCAACAACGTCCACGATGTCAGCCGTTTCGATTATGCGCCGAATGGCAAGGTCATCTATTTTGCTCATAAGCCGATTTTTGATTGTCTTTTGATAGTTTACGAATTGTCTTTTGACAGTTCCGAAGTTGTCAAAAGACGATGTTTTCCGATGTCGCCGCCCGCCTTTTATATCCAAGCAAACGCAAACATTGAATGTATTACGCGCGTGTGCGCGTCGCCCGCTTGCGCCGGTACCCTGCCACCCCAAATATATATTATTTAATATATATTAGGGGGTGGGGGTACAGGGGCTATGCGGTAGGGGTCTCTATTTTGTAATAGCGTCGAGTGTTGAGTCGCTTCATAATTATTTTTTCACTCAGAGCATTATTTATAATTCTGTCCACGACTCGGTTACTTGTGTATCCGCTTGTCTGTCGTAGCCATTCCGCGATGTCTTTTCTCATCACGCCTTCTGGCTTCCATTGAAAGCCTTCAAAAAAAGTCTCTTGTCGGTTTCATGTTAAAATGGTGCTTCTTCGTCTTCCTTTGGTTTCTCGAATGGCAAGTCCTGCGCTCCATCGTCGGGCAGCGGTT